GACTTGCCCGCGCCGGACACCGCCATGACCACGTTCAGCGTCTTGGGAACCAGCCCGCCCTTCGTCATCTTGTTCATGAGCGAGAGGTCGAACGGGGTCCGCCGGTGCTTCTGCGTGATCATGCGGAAGCGGTCCTCGGCGTCCTCAGTGTAGTCGTGGCCGATGCTGGCGTCGAACGTGATCGCCAGCGCGTCCTCGAAGATCTTGGGCAGCGAGCCCTTGCTTAGGTTCTTCTCCCCCTTCTCGTTGAGGATCGCCAGGCCGGTCTTGAAAGCGTTGGCCAGCGCGCGGTCCTTGCACCACGCCTCCGTCTGGTCGAGGAGCCACTGCTGGTTGGGCTGCGGCGACTCGTCCTCGCAGATTGTCTTGAACAGACGGCCCGTGTCCCTGAACAGGTCGTCCGACAGGTCGGTCCGGCCCGAGAGCATCACGCCCACCGCCTCGTCGGACGGCAGGGCGTTGTACTTCTCGGCGAACTCGTTGATGATCTCGAAGGCGACACGCTCCGGCGTCTGGGCCGGGAAGTAGTCGCTCTTGAGGTGGGGGCCCGCCTTCCTGGCGAACCCCTCGGAGCGCATGAGCTCCCGGAGGATTGTGGCTTCGATCAACCCTCAGTCTGCTCCCCGAAGATCGACTGGAGCATGCCTTCCTCGCCCTCGAGCTCGGCGATCTCGTCGGCCGGCACGTCCTCGTCCTCGCCGTAGCGGAACTTGGCGTTGACCAGCTTCTCGATCTGGGGCAGCCACTCGGGGATGTACTTCTCCGGCTCCTTCTCGACCTTCCACTCGAGGACCACCTCGCCGTCCGGGAACGCAATCGCGTTCGACGAGCCGACCTTGGTCTTCTTGAAGAGGCCCTCCTCCAGCGCGAGCTGCCAGAGGCCGTAGAAGCGGTCGAGGCCCTTGGAGTACGAGAGTCGCATCTCGACGTCCTGGTTCTCGCGGCTGAGGCGCGACTTGTACATGCGGGCCTTGAGCAGCACGCCGCCGATGTCGCCGTCCTTGTCCTTGTCCTTCTTCTTAGACAGAAAGACGATATTGTCCGCCGCATACTTCAGACCGCCGCCGCCCGACAGCTCCTGCATCGGCACGTAGGCGCCGACCACCGCGTAGGTGTGCGATGTGATGATCATCGGCACCTTGAGCTTGGCCATGCGCAGCCTGAGCACGCGGAACAGCCCGCGGATCAGCTGTGCCTTGGTCATGTCGCGGGTGTCCTTGCCGGCAGCGGTGTCTTCGAGCTCCTTGGCCGACGACAGCATGCCCAGGGAGTCGAGCACCACCAGCATGGGCGGCCGGCTCTTCTTCGTGGCGGCCGCGTACTTCTCGAGCAGCCTGATCGCCTTCGTGCGGAAGTCCTGGAGCGACTCCGGCTCTGACAGGATGACGCGCTTCACGTCGATCCCGCGGGCGCGCATCATGTCCTTGGTGACCGCGCTCTCGGTGTCGAAGTAGGCCACGCCGGCCTCTGGGTTGCGGTCGAGGAACTCCTTCACGATGCCCAGCGCCAGGAAGGTCTTGCCGGTCGAGGACTCGCCCGCGATCGCCAGCACCTTGTTGTCGGCGAAGCCGCCGCTGAGGCTGCCGCTGATCACGCTGTTAAAGATGAGGCAGCCCGTGTCGACGTAGCCGGTGAACTCGGCGCTGTTCTTGCCGTCGTCCATGATGTTCGTGTCGGAGTCCTTCATGGACTCCACGAGGCCGCGGAAGAAATCAGACATCGTGCTTCACCTCTGTGGGCCACTTCGACTTGTCGGGCTCGATCATGGACAGCGCCGCGTGGATGTCGCGGTACTTCTGGGCGTACTCCGCGATCCGCTCGTCGATCCTCGCCAGGTGGTCCGCTCTCTCCTCCCTGTCCTTCTTTAGGTAGTCAATCTCCCTGCTGCTGTGCTGCAGACTATTCCATAGCAACTGGATGGCTTGTTCCATCAGTTCTCCTAAACGCTTCTTCAGTCTATCGCTTGTGCGAGCGCTTGTACACGAGCAAATGCTCCCCGCGCTCGCTTCTACTTAACCGAAGAACTCCTCCAGGGAGCTCGTGCGCTCCGCGCGCCAGCCGATCGCGTCGAGGATGGACCGCAGCGGGACCAGGAACCCGTTCTCGAACTGCTTGTGGCGGTCGAGCGCCTCCTCGATCTTGAACGACTTCGGGAGCGGGCCGGGCGTCGCGATGATGTCCGACCGGCAGATGTTGGGCTGCCGGAGGTACGCGAACCTGACCTTGTCCCCGTCGAATATCGGCGGGTAGTCGGTCAGCCCGTGCCTCTTGAGCATGTCGTTGTAGACCAGCGCGGCCTTGACCTGGTACGGCGCGCCCTTCCCCCAGATCGTGAGCGGGTGCGAGTACTTCTCCATGTGGCTGATGCCCTTCGAGAACGCGATCTCGTCGAACGGCAGAGTCATGAAGTCCTGGCGGACCCGCTCGATCAGGTCGAGCACGTCCTCCTCGGTCCCGGTCATGATCAGCCTGATGGCCTCCTTCAGCGCCTCGCGGGCCGCCGGCGGCGTGTCCGACTTGACGGCGGCGATGCCCTTGAGCTCGATCTTCGGCTCCTTGTACCGCACGCCCTCCTTGTCCATGATGTTGAGGATGTAGTGCTTCTTGCCGGTCCAGATGGCGCGGTCGGCGATGCTCTCCCTCTTCATGGACATCTTCTGCTCGGCGGCGTTCACGTAGTCCGCCAGCTCCTGGTACGCCTCGGAGATGAACGGGTTGATCTTCTGCTTGCACGCCCGGTCGAGGAACTCCGTGATCTGCTGGGGCGACTTCCCGGCGCAGCAGGTGTCCACCAGCTCGTCAAGCTTCAGGTACACGGAGTCGGTGTCGATCGCGATGACGAAGTCCTTCCCCGACGTGCCGAGCGCGTCGTTGATGAACTCGTTCAGCTTGCCCTCGATCCACTTGATGGCCAGCTGGCCGCCCATCGTGATGGCCTCGGCGTTGTCGTGGTCGTAGAAGATGTAGTACTGGTTCGTGGTCACGCCGTAGCAGGCGTTCAAGTCGGTCTTCTTGACCTTGTCCTCGTTCTTCCACCGGCCGGCCTCGGCGAGGACCTTGGGGTCCTTGGTCTTCTCGTACCGGTCCTGGGCGTCGATCGCGTTGGCCTTGGCGACCTTTCGGCCGTTGTACATGTCGAAGAGGATCTTCGGCAGGAAGCCCTTCTCGCGCGTGTACAGCACGCCGTTGGCAGCGACCACCAGGTCGTTCTCCTTCAGGAAGTCGCGGTACTTGTCAACGACGCCGGACGTGAAGAAGGCGATGTGTTCGAGCGCTTGCTCCCTCAGGTCCCTGTCGGGGTCCGGCTTGAAGCGGAGCTCCTCGATGTATCCGCGCTTGGTCTCCGGGCTGATGTTCCACTGCATCATCAGGTGGGAGTACAGCGAGTCCAGGTCCTCGGACACCACCCAGCGGTACATCGACGGGGCCGGGTCCTTCACGAAGGCGCCGACCAGCTCGTGCTTCACGCTCTCCTTGCGCGGCGGCATGACGATGCCCTGCTCGAGGAGGCTGCAGTGGATGATCTGCTCCCACGGCCGCACCGACCCCATCGCGTCCTCGAAGTTCACCTTGTTCGAGTAGCTCTTCATCATGACGAGCTCGATCAGGCCGCGCTTGTCCTCGATCTGCTCGACCAGGAGCACGTCCCTGATGTTGTACTCCATGAAGAGCTGGAAGTTGTCGCGGTACAGGCCCATGAGGCCGTCGTACTCGTGGTAGTCGATCTTGCGCCCGACCTTCTCGTGGGCGGCGATCGTGTCCAGCTTGTAGTTGTCGGGCGTGTCCACCGCGCGGGTCGCCACCGCCAGCTTCTTGTACAGCGGCGGGTAGTCGAGGATGGCGATGCCGGTCGGCGCCATGTACTCCTTCTCCTCGCCGCGGATGAAGGCGCGCTTCTTCTCCAGCTTGCGCCAGGGAGAGAGCCGCCGGGCCTCCGGCACGCCGAGCACCTTGGCGATGCGGTTGACCAGGTAGGGGACGTCGAACCCCTCGATGTTCCAGCCGGTCATGACGTCGGGGCACAGGTCGTCGTCGCCCCACTTCGTCAGGAACGACAGGAGCAGCTCCTCCTCGGAGTGGCACTCGCGGTACTCGACGCGCGGGTCCGTCGGCACGAAGCCGGCCCAGTTGCCGTC